CGGTAAGTCGATTCGTCCCTGACTCGGGCAATCTCTCCCAATTGAGCCATTTCAATTTGTTTCATTCCTGATAGTGCCTAGCCGAGCCATTTTCAGGGAAAATCTTCCCAATGGGGGTCGTGGGTCTGCTAGTGCGCTCAAAAAAGGTAGGGGTCATACGATCGCGCTTACCGCTGTTGCATTTAATGCAGGCAGCAAGCAGGTTCTCTAACTGGTCTGTGCCACCCTTGCTAATAGGGATTATGTGGTCAGCTGTAGTAGCTTCTTGACCGCAGTAATGGCAGGTATAGTAGTCGCGTTCCAGGCATTGCTTGCGGACTCTCTGCCAATAGCTAGTGTTATAGCGCTTACTCAATGCCAGCCCTTAGTCTCAAGATGATGAAGTGCATTGCAGGCATCAGCATATCTATGTCTTATGTATTTAATATGCGCATCTATTTGCTGCCTAGGGCTAAGGTCTCTATACCAAGTAGAACGCATCTGACCAAGGCCATAATGAGAGCCGTTACGAGCCTTTGGATTCCATCTACTCTCTTTATGAATTAACCAGTTATAACATTGGAATTCTGACCAATCCATTTTATTGTAAGCATAAAGCTTAAGATTCATATCTGCATTTGCTGGCTTTGGATTAAATATTGAAAGTAATGCAGCTACTAACGCTAAAGCCATCAGGCGGAAGCAATGGCCCCCCTCAACCTCTTGGCTTGGGCCAGCTGCGCGCCCGTCCAACGGCGAGAGTGTAGCATCGATGTCAAGAGGCATTAACATAAGTCCTGTTCAGAGCGGTGTTTCATATCCACCCCATCTGGCATATCCATATGATCATCTACATCTCTCCAGATTGGATATATATCATCTTTCATTCTAACTCCCATATTTTCTTAAACTCTAACTGGCCTGATTGAAACGCGTTTTTCAGCGTTTCTTTGCCATCACTATGGAACTTAGTCATTAAATAGGGCTCTGACTGACTGCCTTCTAACCAATCTACTACTTCACCATTTGGATCAATAACCATATCGTCCAGATAATTAAACTTATCCAATATCGCATCAACTGATGACTCTCTTACCGATTCAACTATTTCGCTAGGGATATTAGCTTTAACCCAATCAACGAATCGTTTATCTGATTTAATAACCCACTTGAATTTAGGCTTCGTAGTAGTTACATATGCAATCACATCATCGCCATACTCGGCTTTGACCCTATCTGCCCCAATAGCGTCCATCTCGGCCTGCAGTGCAGCTCTTAGCCTATCCTTGGCCTTCTTAGCCTCATCAGCTATCAGACTCACTGCTGCTAGTTCTAGGCTCAGTTCCTTGATTCCCATTCCTGCGCTCCCTTTCTTTAGCTCTTCTTAACCTAGTTTCAAGCGATTCCAGGTTGATACCGCAATCTTTAGCAATAAACTCTTTATCAAATCCCCATTCCATCAGCTGACGGATATATCTAATAGAATGGGGTTTGCTCATTTGTCCTTCCCTGCCCAGCCTTCGCCTTTAAAGTGGATTGGATTGGGTCTCCAGACTCTCCACATTGCAACGCTGCAATTATCGCAGATTACTAAATTTCTTAGGGTTATAGGCTGATATTGCTCTTTTGTCGCATCGCATTTATCGCAGCGATATTCATAAAGTGGCATTGTAAGGTCTTTCCTTCGTTTCATTACCAGTCCAATAGCGTTCTGATATTGATTCCAATCCAGCAGCTAATCGGCATATTCGACACTTTGCTGCCTTCATCTTCCATTTACCGCATTGGTCGCACCGGACAATATCGTCCTCTTTGGCAGTTACGCGATCTGCTGGATAAATGATTCTTTGCATAAAGCACCTTTGGCATTCAACTAGCCAAACTTCCTCAGGTGCTTCAGCAATATCTGTTGAATCGTATTTATGCAACTCAATATGCGGAGTAACTAGCTTGCAATTTGAGCAGATAAATGGATGAGCATCTTGCTTCATTTCTGAAAGACCCAATGCCCATCTGAACCAATACGCATCCACTTAGCAGGATGACCAGATTTAGGTGTTGGACATACCCAGCCCCTATATTCTTTGCCTTCTTTAGTGCCAGTCTTTAGCACCATTGGACCATCGCCACCAGAACAAAGCGGTATCTCATCAATTATCTCAGCACCTAATTGATTTGCGATTGCACTTACATCCCAGACAATTGGCTCAGGATCATTAGGGCGTTGCTCTTTTATGAATTCCGCAAGAGCTGGCTTAGTCGTTTCAATTGCCTTCTTTGGGCTCGGTTTAGTCTTAGCGAAGTATCCAGCGAGGTTAAGTGCGCGTCCCAACGATCCAGTTTCCGCAAGCTCGAGTGCATATTGCTTGGATTTAGACTCACTGGATAAACCTGTAGTCCAAGGATGTAAGTCAGCTTCAGTGCGATATAACTCAGTTTTAATGATATAGACATCACAATTAGCCACAAGCGACTCCGCCAAGATATGAGTCTTGATTCTATAATCTGGATAAGCATTTATAAACTCCTTTAATCGGTCTTGAACTGAAACATAATCATCAAGGTAATTCGACATTTAACTTCTCTCTCCCTGCGAAATTACTTATCGCATCGTCTAACTGTTCTTTTAATGAATAAAATGTGCCATCTGGCCAGTTCTGTGCTTCATCGGCGCAAGGCTGGCAATAAAACCTCACCTGTGCTTTGCGAAGCGGTGTCTCGCTTTGGACTTTCCAAACTGCTGGAGTCATAGCTCTTAAATCCCAGCCGTTCTTATTTGCTCCCCAGCGATATTTGCAGTAGTCGCAGTATTGATTTTGATTATGATTGCGAGTCAGACTCAATGTCGTCCCAATCTTCTGGAGTAGAAAATCTGCATCGACCCAAGATAGCGGCGTATCCAATGAGATCGAGATACGAATCCTCGCGCTCTGGACTTTCCACCATTCGGCTGAGTTTTGTTGCAATAGCAATAAGTGCCAATTCAGATGGGTCTCTGAGCTGAATACCGAGTGCTCTCGCGATTTTGTAAATGCGTAGAAAATTGTGCCTCGGGTCTCCATACTCAATCCCTCGGTCGAATAAGGTAGCACCAGCTTCTTCAAGCCATTCACTTAACGATTTCTGTGTATCGGACACTTGACCTGCCTCTCTTATAGCCTTCATTAAAAGCTTTGGCTTTGGCTGAAGTAACTAGACTCCAGATATAAAGGCCGATAAATGGAACTCCAATGATTATTCCTACTACTGCTTCATCAGATAAATTAGGCAACATCTGCACTCACCCCATATTTATCGAGCCAATATGCAGAGATTTCAGCCTTAGATAGACGGCCTCTTAACTGCTGCTTACCCATCCGCTCCTTAGCGAATCGTCTGATTATTGATCCCTTAACCCAATTTGTCTCATCAGTCCAAGCCCCTGCTTGAGAATCAAATCGAATAAGAGCTACTTTATTTACCATTTTGCTCCCGTTCTGTAATCCGTAAATGGATTAACGGGCTAAATGTATTTGATTAAATCTATTTAGACCAGCAATAAGTCGGCGAGTCGTATATCTAAAAAACCAGCAAGTCGCTCATTGGTGGCTTTATTGCCGAAGTCAGTAGTTATAGGCAACCGCTTCAAAGCCCATTCAGGCTCGATTAGAGCCCCTAAATCAAACTGATAGACCCCGTGAGGGGTTGAATTGATATAAAGGGTCTTAGCGCCCGTTCTAGCCCTTATATCGGCCAGATAATCCCACTTCTTCTTCTCAATCATTAAAGTATCGTAATGAGTCCTACGGCATTTGAGCTCAATATAGGAATTGTGAGTAATGCCATCTGCTCGGTCGGTCGCTGATAAAGGCGTCAAGTCTGGGTAAAGCGACTTGAGAGCCTCGAATAACTCGACCTCGCGGAAGTAAATTAGTTATCTTCCTCGCCATCTTCCCAACCAATCTTCTTAATTGGGTCATCGGCAGGGACTATCCAATCGGGATAAGAACTACGATCCATAGCAAAGGCAAGTGCAGTTCCTTCATCCATCCCAGCTCTACGGCAAGCTTTATAAACTTCATTGGCAGCAATAGCCCAGAAATCAAGCTTTGTTAATGGGGTTTCTTTAGTAGTCCTGCGTCTCTTTGGACGCTTGACTGGCTTCTTACTTACGCGCTTTCGCGTTGCCATTTCTGACCCCTTTCGCTAGGGCCAATTCTAGCTGAGACTCCATTTTATCAAGGCGCGACACTATTGGAATATTCTCCAATTTAATTATGTAGCGAAGTCCAGCAATCAGTAATGCAATAGATCCCAATACTGAAGCGACTAATGTAGCCAAGTCAGCCGCTGGCATTAACGGACTTTGCCGTAGCGCTCGTAATTAGGGTTTAGCCAATTGATGATGCTAGGCAAGACTGATACGAGAGCTGCATTGGCAATTGCATCGACATCTAGGCCGACTGCTAGATAGGTCGCTAGTGCCGTTGCTAGGAATGTCTTGGCCCAGCTCTCTGCCATCTTTTTTAGGTCGCTCATTAGCTTCTCCTTCGAGGTTGAAATAACTGCCATCTTTGTCTCCCAAAGTTGTAAATGAAATATGGAAATGCGACCGGTGAGGATTAGCGCCATTGTATTTTCTGCGTCTCCATCCAAGTATCGGACTCATAATTTTTCCATCAAAAATAATGTAAGCAATTCGCTTATCGCCTTTCTTGGCGCATTTACGAATCTTTTCAACTAGCGCGTAAGCCTCTTCTTTATGAGCTGATAAATCAGAATCAATATCTAAAGCTCTGACGATTCCTCTTGCGTCTGGTATATGGTCAGAACTGCCCTTTGCAAGATGCCGAGCATCAGCCACCCAGCCATCAGACTTGCGATCCCTATCAGGATAATCGTCATCAATCTGATTCCTTAGTTGAATTCCTGCTGCGCATAATTTAGGCATTATCTTGAGGGATTTTGCTTAATCTTCTATTGATGGAACTAGCCATTGGCAAGTTTCTTCATCAAAGCCAATAGATTCAACTGGCTCTGGCGCTATAAAAGCATCTCGGTTTGCATCATAAGTATAACCAATACCTGCAAAGTTTTTTCTTATGTTGCCATTGTATGAGGTTTGAATCCAAGTGCCACCAAGTCCTAAATCATTAGCTAAAAACTCAGCGCCTCTATGCTCTAAATCATTAGATACAACTAAAACGCGAATGACTATGTTATTTTCATCAATTTCTGCAAAGTGCGCCATTATGCTGCATACCTCACTATCACAATGCCTGAGCCACCTGCAGGGCGATTACCATTACCGCCCGCACCAGCTCCACCACCAGTATTAGCATCACCAGCAGTATTCGTTGATAAATCTGACTTACATCCATCTCCACCGCCACCAGCTCCACCAGTTCCAGCAACAGTTTGTGGGGGATAAACACCGCCACCACCGCCACCAGCGTAGTAGCCGCTATCTCCTGTGCCAGTTGCAGTTGCCCAAGTTGAATAAGCGTTAGAACCTGCACCGCCGTTGCCACCTACTGTATTTGTTCCATTACTTCCAACAGCAGTAGCACCACCGCCGCCACCTGCACCTGCACCGCCAACACCTGATGAATTACCACCCGCGCTTCCTTGACCTGAAGTGCCAGCAGCACCATTAGCAACGCCGTTGCCATCAAAATATGCGCCACCACCAGAGCCACCAGTTTTAGGAGCGCCACCAGAAACGCTAGATGAACCGCCACCACCTCCACCAGTTGGTGAGGTTAGCGCATCAAATTGTGAGCCTGTGCCATTACCGCCTGAACTACTTGCTGCCGTTCCTGCACCAGCCCCACCTGCTCCTACTGTTACTGTTTTTGCACCAGTTGTAACAGATTCAGAAGTAAAAGCTAAAAGACCACCTGCGCCACCACCGCCACCTGCACCAGCACTTCCATTACCAGCACCGCCGCCACCTGAAACTACTAAAATGTCACAACTAAGATTTTGTAATGCAGTAAAGGTTCCACTTGAAGTAAAAGTATGATAAGTAAAACCACCAGAAGTAACAATAGTTCCACCAGTAGCTTTAGCACCTAATTTACTGGAAGCAATAATCCCGATTAA